GTTCTTCCTGTTTATCCTTGCTATAAAGAGAATAGTAGTTTTGTAACTCTATTGTAGCATTTAATTCGTCACCTTCTAAGCCCTGTAATGACTTAGAACGAATATTAATGATCTTGTTAATTGGAGCGGTTTCGCTTAGGTTGTCAAATAAGGCTTTAAATACGTCCCAATGCAAGCGCCCCTGTTCCTGTATTAAGTCAATGCCGTATTCCTTCTTAAATGACGCATATATAGCCGCACTATCCTTTTTGAAGTCATAAATGGCTGTTTGTACCTGTTCCCCTTCTAAGTCGCTGTAATCGCCCTCTACGCCCTCGTAATCATCTAATTCGTCTGTATAGTTTCCGTATGGTGTTTGTTTTAAATATTCGTGCGCCGCTTTAACAAATTCGAACATGGTAGCCGCGTCTATGTCGTTGCGATCATAGAGCATATAAAAAGAAAGCGACAACTTTTCTGTATTAGAAAAATCGTCACTTTCCATTAGTTCGAAAAAGCGTAACACGTTATCATAACTTAAATCAATGTCTAATACTAAGCCGTCTAGTTCGATAGCTGTCGTTAGATTATCTGTAAGTTGTAACATGTCTGCGCCCCTCCTACTTGTTTTGTTGCTGTGGTTTTTTATTGCCATTGTTGCGGCGTTGTTTGCGGTTTAAGAAGTAGTCAGCTTGTTTCTTCTTTGCGTCTTCTTTGTCCGCTTGGACTTGCTGTTGAATGGCGTTTAAAGTGATCTGTAGCGCGTTTGTGTTTTGCCCAAAATGGTTATAGAACTTTTCGCCAAGTCCCGCTCCTACAATTTCATCAATGTAATGAATATGAACGTCTTTTAATTTGTCCGCTACAATGCCTGTTTCTTCTTTGATTGAAGTAAGTTTCTTGACGTCAGCGCTATAAGTTTCACCGTTCTTTTCAGCTTCAGCCGCTTTCTTCATTTCTTCAGCAAGTAAGCTGTTAAGTGAGTTCTCCGCGTCTGTAGACACTTCTAATACTGTCATTTCATATTCTGCTAACAATTTAACAGTGCGGTCATTAACAGGAATGTTGTAAGTGTCCGCTCCTACTTGGATAGTTACTTTCTTAGATACTAATTGGTCTAAATTAATAATTTTAGTCATGTTCATTTCTCCTTTATAAATAAAAAATAGGGGCGGTTAAGCCGTCCCCTACATTGTAACATATTTATTCGGTTGTTTCACCGTCGTTAATAGTTTCGTCGCCTGTTGGCTCGTCAACTTTTGGCTCGCCCTCTAAGGGCTCACTAGGGAGCGGGCGTTTCTTCTACGTCGTCAGCAAGTGTAATTTGTGGCTCGCCGTTGATCGTCATTGTAAAACTGAAAGTTTCCTTAGCATTAGCGTTACCGCCCATTGGTACAATAGCTGTTAGAGTTGTAGTGAATACATACTCGTTGCCGCCTGCGTCTACCCATTTGCCAAGTGTGCGTAATTCGTCGCCGCTCGCAAAGAACTTAGAAGCAATATAGTCTTGCGCTTCGTCACCATGTTTACGGTGTCCGCTGAAAGCGATTGTTGTCGCTTTACCTGTTACGTCCGTTTCTGATTGACCGTTGCCGTCAAAATAAGCTGTTGTATCTGTTGTTTCTGAAGCGGCGGGCGTTGCTGAAGAAATACCCGCGCTTACAGCCGCCCATTGTGCCGCTGTTGCGTCTGACAATTCTTGACCGCCGTTAATGTCTACATAGAATTTGTTTTTATAGTTCATTAAAAATTTACCCAAAGGAAAAACCCCTTTTCTTATTGTAGTGTAATCAATACTTGGAAGTCACAAACATAAGTTAAATACTGTTCATTTTGGTCTGCTAAGAATGGCATAGAAACCACGTTTAATTCTAAAAAATCAAACGAGCCGTTAGTGCTTTCCAAGTTGTCTAATGTATCAAGGAACGACGCAATGTTAAAAAGCGTTTGAGCGGCTTTGTATTGATCTGTGGACTTGTAAGAAAGTTCAAAGTTCATAAGCATATCGCGTGTGCCGTCCATGTACCGCTCAATTTCCTGTGAATTAGGAAGGTTGATAATCTGTAATGATTCGGCTGTATCTAAAAAGCCAATTTGTACGCGGTATTCTTCAGCGCTAAACGCCTGTTCAATGCTGTTCGCTAATACATCAATTAAATCTAGTTTATCATATTTTTGTTTAGTTGTTGTCATTTAATCGAGCCCCTTTAATAAAAGCCTTTTCCCAATCGCGTATATGAAGTGCTTTAGCGCGTTTGTCCCAATGTTTACCTGTGTTCGGTGTTGAATAGTTACGGAATACACGCGAGCCGCTCCGCCCCTCATATTGAGCGCGTGCATACGGTGTGTCCCATATAACGCGCATACCGTCGGGACTAACTCGCCCGCTGTCACGTAAATCATTGTTTTTCTTTGGAATAAAAGGCGTGCTGTCTGCTAAGATTTGATTCGCCATCGCAAAGCGCCCACGTTGTATATTTTGGGGCTGTACTTTGGCTTTCATACCTCGAATGTTTACAGTTACATTAACGCCCATTATAACACCTCAATTTCATAACAAAATACTTTGTTACTAAATGGCTCATAGACTTCAATCACTTTGTTAACGACGTACTTAACGCCGTTGAATGTCACAAGGCTTTTCATAGTGCCGCTAAGATCATTGACGTTTGTACTAAAGCTAGGATATACGAATAACACGCCATTAGCTACAATACTGTCACTGTTGCCGCTCTTAGACCATACAGGGTTGTTGTCAAAGCGTACATAGTCCAATTGGAGCGGCTCACCATACAGGGGCTTATTGTATCGGTCTGTCGATAAAAACCGCTCGAATGTAACGCTATGAATACACATACGTTTCAATACATTTATATTCATAGCACATTAACCCCATGATATAATAGCCCTGTGCTTTTCAAGATCATGTAAGCCGTTTCTGACAGCCCCATAGCTGTAGCCTGTTGGCTATTGACTGTACCGCCGTTAGTCATGCCGCTTATACTTGTACGCCCCATGCTAACGCTTTGAGCGGTTACAGTTGCCGCGCTAATGTCTTCTAAGTTGTTATAGCCGTTCTTAGCCATATACTCAACTTGGTAGGCTATAGCGTGCTTAAACTTTTCCGCTCGCCATTGAAACTTATCATTTGTAAGATCATCGTCAGTCAAATAGAAAAAGCGACAGACACTTGAAATAATGTCCGCCGCTTTAGTTGCAAGCCCTGTGAATTGGGCTTCTTCTAATTGAGTGCCGACAATGTTTTTATATTCTTCATAAGTTAAAAACATATTGTCACCTCATTTATTTTTAGACTTCTAACGCTTTAGCTAGTAAGTCAGCTTTTAAGTCGCCTGTTGCATATTCAACGCCGTTAGCGTCTAAATAAGCCTTTAATTGCGTAACAGTCCAACTGTCTGAAGGCTCGCCGCTTGGGTATGGGCTAGCTTCTTCTTCAGTTGGTGGCTCTAACCCTGCTCCGCTGTTGGCTTTTTTGATACATAAATAGCCTCGCGTGCGTTGTCAAATACAATAACGTCACAATAGTTTAAACCTTTTACTGTATCGCGGTAGCCGTTACGATCTTCTTCAGCACTGATAACGTCAACAGTGTTGAATTTCTCGATAGGAGCGGCGGCTGTTGCAGGTGTGATAATGTAGTTTAATTCTACGCCGTCTGAAGTTGTTAAGATCGCGTCAGATACAGGAATGATATAAGCGTCGCCATCGTCTAAAACTTGTACCTTACGGTTAATACCGTTTAATTGTACTTCATTTGTAGTGAATGAGCGGCTAATGCCTTCAGCGTTTTTAAGCATAGAGTAGAATGTACCGCTAACGAACATTAAGCGCCCTGCTCCTAAGCCTTTAGTTAATGCGTATGCTTCAGACGCGTCATAAGAAGCTAAAACATTTGCTGTAGTAATTGTTTCTTCTACAACGTTGTTAGCTGTATCGGCTACAGCTTCAGCCGCTTCATATAAACGGTCAATAGCGATAGCGTCTTTACGTGGAATCTCTACTTGGCGCTTATGTTCTTCAACCACGTTAGCAATAGTTAAAGCGCGGTTTTCGTCTTGGTCTAATGCGTCAAGATCATAAGCAAACCATAACTCATGTTCAAGTTTTAACGTTTCTTTTTCGACGTTGATCGTTTTGCGTTCATTGTCTTGGTTACGTTTATACGCCGCTTCCATAAAGCCGCTCATTTTGTTTACGCGTACTTCTTTAGCGCCTACAAAGTCTGATTCTGAAATAGACTTCGCGCCCTGTTTTAATAAGTCCCATACGCGATAATTAGGCGCTAATGTTTTATCTAAAGTTTGTAAATCTTTACTGTCTAATGCTACTACCATTATTAAAAACCCCTTTTCGGTTCGTTATTTATTTATGTTAGCCGCGATCTTATCCGCAATCGTTTGAGGTTGCGTTTGTGGGCTAGGGTTGCCGCCTACAATAATGCGTGGCGTAGCGGGTTGTTTTTGTTCCGCCTTAGTGTCGAAAAGAAACGCGGTTTCTTCATTCTCGACTAGCCCTTTTAGTTGGTCGTCTAACCCTTTAAGAGCGCCATTGTCATCTAATTCTAATGCTTCAGCGTCTAACAGGTTTTTGACGATGTTCATATTTTTAGGCTTGTATTCATTCTCGCCAACCTTGAAAGCAGTTAAAGCCATATCAATAGCCGCCGCCTTTTTAGTTTGTGCGATAGCCGTTTGAAGCTGTTTAGTATCGTCCTTGTACTTAGTTTCTAAGTCAGCATATTTCTGCTTCAATTCTTCATTGTCGCCTGCTTCTTTTTGTAACTGTTTCAAGTCCTTATCGCGGTCTGTAAGCTGTTGCTGTAATGCTTCAGCTTGTGTAGTCAAGTCCTGTACTTTTGCTTTTTCAGCGTTAACAGACTTGCCATGCTCCGCCATTACTTTTTCGATAGCTTCATCGTCTAAACCTAAGCCTTTTAAAAATTCACGTTTCATAATGTATTATCTCCTTTACGTCTTTTTACGGTGCTACGCCCACCGATAGGGGTAAACATAACGCTTAACCCTATTATACATAAAAAACGCTGTAGCGTGCAATAAACACAAAAAAAGAGCGACTAAATTAATAGCCGCCCTTTTCCAAGTCAAAACTTACTCACTCATTGAAGGATAATAACAAACATGACACATACATAATATAGCATGATCGGAGCGGGTACGCAAGACAAAAATAAAACGCCGCTCCAATTAAGGAACGACGTAATAGAAAGAATGATAATGAAAATAAAATGAAATACAGTTTAACCACAAAGGACTAAAACAGATTTAAACAATTATGAAAGCACATGAATAATATATCATTGCTTTTCTTAAATGTCAAATACCTTTTCGCGTCCATAGTCACGCACTAAAAAATCATGCTCGCTAACTAATTGACGCAATGCCCCCTGCTTGGCTCGTATGCGCTTGTTATAGTCTGCTATCGCGTCTTTGTCGCCTATGCCTTCAGCTACACGCAAAGCCTTTTTATCCTTGCGTATTGCCCGCTCAATGGCGCGTTGTTTCTGTTGAATCTCGCCATTCTTTTCCGCTTCTTTTGGCGGTATAGGTTTCTCATTGTTTGTATTAGCCCCTTCGATGAATGGCGTTAGTATATGCGTACAGTTAATGCCTTGCGTGCCGCTTGGCTCTTTATAACCGTAGTCCCATATACTAGGGTACTTACCTGTATATCGTTTGTCACTTGGCTTTAGCATGGAAATAACTTTACCTTGTATTTTGCTACAGGCTTTACGACTTGCCGCATGGCTTGACATTCGGACTAATGTAATATCAAACTCGTCCATGCGTTGTGTGCGTATGTCTGTATATGTTCGGTGAGCGGTTGTTTTAATCGTTGTACGTGCGTATGCTTCAACGCTCCAATTACGCCCCGCCTTATCTTTGAAGGTAGAAGGAAAACCGCTCTTAGCCCAACCTAATACAGTGCTAGAAAGTGCCTTATCAAACGTTGTAACGCCTGTCACTACTTTTGCTGTTGTTGTGTTAATGATATGGCGCAAAACCTTTACAACGGCATTAGAAGCGTTACGCGTTAGCATTGATTCATTAATGAGGTTGCCGACTTCTTTAACGCATTGTTTCACGTAGCTTTTAAGGATAGCAGTAACAGGCGACAGCTTAGGCTTTTTCTTCTTGGCTTCTTTAAATTGTTCCTGTGCTTCTTTGTCTACAGTCTTGCCGCTATCCATTAAGAAGCCCTCTATTTCTTCTAAGAAAACCCCGCTCCGATCTGACAGGAATTTCAGTGTTTCGGGCGTCAACATATTAAATTCGCGTAGCTTGCGTAATTGCCATTGAAGCACATTAGTATTGTCAATGCCATTCTCATACAAGTTCTTGTATGTCTGTATTAACAGATCGCTTTCAATCTCGCTGTATATCTCCGTTAGTTGCATTGTGTCAAAGTCTAATTGTTGTGGCGTAATCAACTGCTTTCACCTCTATTCGTCTTGTGTCTGTTCTTCAATTGGAGCGGCTACAAATTCGCTTGTAACGCTGTTCATAACCTCACCATTAATCATGTTTAGATATTCTTCAGCCATTACCTCATCAACGTCAAACAAGCGCATAATAGCGAACTTCGTAGGAATGAAGCCCGCGGCTTTTGCTTTAGTTAAAAATTCCAATTCGGCGTTCTTATCTGTGAATACGCCGTCATCAAAATCAATTGTAATTTCTTCCTTGCTAGGAATAACGCCGCTGTACAATACGCCGCTCCCTGTATCTGTACGGCTTGCCAACTCTAAGATAGCAATGATTAATTCCTGTATGCCATGCTCTACTACAGTCGTATAGTTGTTGCGTGTCTGATACGTCATAGAGTTCTCGCTTGCTACTTCTGTAGCCGTTTTGAGCCCTGCTACAGCGTCAAAAGAAAACGTCCCTTGTGATAGGCTTGTTTCCATTTCCAAAGTCTTAATAAGTGTGTTAAGGGCTTCAGTGTAGTCAGTAGCGCGGAGCGGGCTAGTTAAGTCCTGTACGAACGTATCATCATTGTAGCTTGGAATAGCTTCATATACTGCTTCATTCTTGTTAAATACGCGTGTAGGGCGTGCGCCTGTTTCATCGGGCATAACATTAAGCATTGCGTCACTAACTGCAATACGACGCTTAGACATTTCAATTTCATGGTGTAACATGTCATAGGTTTTATTGATCTGTTCTAAAGTGTTGCGGCTGTTGGACGTTAAGCCCAAGCCTAACGGACTTGTAATGTCAATGTTATTCATGCCGTTAGACTTCATGTATACGAACAGCGGGTTATTTAAGTCAGTGATCTGTACCGTTTCTTCTAAGTCCGCATACAGTTCATTGAGCGGCACACGATGACCGATAAACGCTTTATTGTCGCTTGAATAAAGTTCATTAGTGATCGTATACACTCCGCCGCTCCATTCGTGAAACTCTAACAGTGTGTAATATGTTGTCTTGCCGCCTTCAGTCACTTGGCTAGGAATGGCAATAGCGCACTCGCTCACATCATTTGTATTTGATTGGAGCGGGAAAAAATTAGGGGCTTGTACCCAAGACAATTTAATTTTCCCTTCTTCGGGCGCGTAGTACGGACGTACAGCCAACCCACCAAGAGCAATCATGCTTTCTAAGTAGTCGCTGAAGTTTCGCATAAATTTGTTATTCTTTAGCACATCATTCACGAACGCCGCCGCGTGATCGTCGCTAATATTAATTCGGCATTTCTCGTTAAAGATAAGAGTTGCTAAACGGTGAGCGGCAACCTTGGACATGTTAAGGCTGTAGAATGGGCGCGTTAATACTTCACCGTAGCTATTCTTATATTGGACGTTAGGGAAACGCCCCGCATAGTATTTCAAGTCCTCGTCTATGCGCTTGTATTCGTCCCAATTCACATTAATTTTGTCGTGGTCTGTGATCTTGTTAAGGCTTTTCGTAATGTTCATTTTAGCCGCTCCTTTTCTAAAAAATTGCTTAATCTTTTCGAACATGGTTTCACGCTCCTTTATGCTATTAATTTTAACACTTTCTTATTGTCAATACAGAAATATTGGAAAGCGTCGCATGTATGATCGTCCACTTTTACGACAGCGGGGTTGTCGGGGTTGCGTTCAATACTCTTTTCATCATACTTGTAGCCCTCATGTTCGTCTATAAACACTTGGTTATTAGGTATGTCAAGAATATGTACGCGTCCTTGTGCTAACAAGTCTACAACATAGTCGATCATATCTTTCTTTTTCATAGCTTTATTAACACCATGTAGCCGCAAACCATAATCTTTTTTATATTGGTTTCGTAGTCCACCTTCAGCACTGTCAATAGTACGTTGCTTGATAGGTACGCCGCTGTATAATGTTGCAGTCTTTTTTATAAAGTTGTTTATGTCCTTGGCTAAATCGCTAGGGGCTTTCTTATCTGTTTTGTTAGCAGGACTATAATAATAAGTGTCTAAAAGATATACATTCCCCTTAGCACTTAGACCAATGCAAAGCGCTGTAGTTGCGCTTACTTGGTGTCCTGTATCAATAGAGTAGTACAGCCCTGTAAGTTTTTCACTGTCGGGAATTTCAGTAACTTTCTTGAATAGATTAAAGTTGTATACATTGTTACCAATACCGACAGCCTCGCCCAAGTACATGAAGCGGTAATACTCATAGTCATTCTCTTTGTACTTGTTGATTTTCTTAATCATTTGCGGACTAACAAAGCCCTTTTCATCATTCAAGTAGGTTGAATGGTGTAAGAAATATTCTTTGTCCCCTACCTTGCTGTCACGCCATTTATTAACCCAATGTTTCGGACTTTGCGGCGGGTTAAAAGCATAGTAGACTTTAACATTATTTTCTGTAGCTTCACGTATGAAAGTATCTTCTACAACGTCAATATCTTGTATGCCGCTAAATTCGGCTAGTTCTTCAAAGAATAGAGCCATGACATAGCCTTTAGCTATCTTAGCTGACTTGATTTTTAAAGGATCGTCAACCCCATAGAAGTAAAAGGCTGTACCTGTCCGCTTGTGTGTAATGCGGAGCGGTTGCTTGCCAAAATAAAACTCTTTGTCTATGCCTAGCTTATAAATAGCCCAAGTGATTTGTTCATAAATGGACGTTCGTAGGTATTTACCTACCTTACGCAAACATACGACATTACCATTAGGCTCTTTCATAAATTCGGTTACTAGCTTCAGACTGATAACGGACGACTTTAACGACGAGCGCCCGCCTGTTAATATTTTGTAGTCTTCTTTGCTGTTCCAAAAACTATAAAAGTGCGGGTTAATTTCGTCGGTAATGCGTACCCGCTTCACTTGCTTTTCATGCTGTACTGTCACCATTTTAACCGCTCCTTTTACTCTTTTGGCACATCATCAAAAATCTCTACACTCATTCCCTCGCTGTCGCCTGTCCCTTCCTTCAGCTTGGTAATTTGTGCCTTAGTAAGTTCGTGCCGCTCGTTCCATTTTTCGGGCATACGGTTTTTCAGTGCAAAGATAAGCAAGGTAGGGTTAACAGGAACATATTTTTTCTTACGCTTTTTTGAAACAATAATTTCCTCGCCTGTTTCCGCGTCTATCTCGATGTCAATATCTTCTTCATAGACGTATTTTGATACAAGGGAATCATACAGGCTCTTTTCGATATTGTCGTTAATATCCTGCTCCGCATTTAAAATAACTTGTTCTAATTCGTCGTATTTTTTGCGGTAATTAAAGAACGCCGAACGGTGTACATTCAACTTTTTGGCGATCTCCGCAAAGCCCATACCTTTAGAGCGCCATTGCGCTATCTTTTCTAAATGGGGCTTAACGTGCGTTTCGTATTTGTCTGCTTTTTGGCTCATAATAATATCGCTCCTTTACTCTTTAATTATACAACAAAAAAAGCCGCCCTAACTATGGACGGCTGAAAGTATTATGTTGTAAGTTGCTACGGCTATTATTCTTTGGCGGAGCGGCGTTTTATGCGCCTGTCCCCTGTTAAGCTGTTAGGGCTGTTATGATATTTCTTGGTAGTGTTCTTTTTGTTCGTGGTAAAAAGAAAAAGCACATTAAACTATTCTTTGGTTTGTTAACTAAATATCCATTTCTTCAGTCCCTAAACCCCTTCTTTAAAGGTTTATGACATACATAAATGTAACAGCAAAATTAAAATTTTATGGTTTTTTACTTCAGCGATTACATACATAGAGAATAGTTGTTTTTTGAAAAAAGAAACTTTACTTTTAACACTTGACACAACAAATTGCATTAAAAGATATAGAGTAGATATTTTAATAAAAAATTTTATGTGTTTATGATATTTCGCATGAATGTAGCCCCTTCAGCTATTGCCTTGGAAATGGGAATCATGTAAGTTTTCCGCTCTATATGGCGGCTGTTGTTTTTCCCTCTAACCTTTTAGCGTGGTTTTATTATAGCATTTAATGGCTTAAAAAGATACAGGTAAACACAACCATTAAAAGCATTAAAAATGTTAAGTCCATTTCTCGCTTCACTTGCCTAACGATTTTCTTTAGAATCTTTTTCATGTTCTAATAGCTTCATGTAGTTTTTCATGCTGTTAACAATGCTTTCCGCTTTTTCTGCTCTTTGGCTTTCATCAGCTAGTTCCTTGTAAAGCCCATCAATTTTCTTTTCCAATTCCATTACGTCCGTTGTACAACAAACAATAATTTCGTTCATTTCTTCTAAGCGGCGTTGTTGTTGCTCGATGATCTGATCCTTTTCTTTGCATTGATCTGATAGCAGATCATAGTCTTTCTTGATGATATTGAAAGCCTGTACTAATAAAGTGTTTTCGTTTTCCGTCATGTTTGTTATCTCCTTTTTGTGTGTTTTGTATATGCGCCGTCATGCGGCTTTTCTGTCAAGTGTACGGGCTTTTTGTGCGGTCATAGCCTTTAACTGTTTCGTCTGTCTGTCAGCTTTATCATTTCTTTTTCTTGTCATTATCTTTCATCTCCTTCGCAAATATTTACGATATGTTCGCATAGTTCTTGTGGAATACGTGAACGGTCAACCTTGCCTTTAATACCTTGTGTGCCTGTTGCTGATCCACGCGGCGCGCTTACATGGCATGGTGCGCCGTTCTTGCACATCGGCTTAAAGTTCGGGTTTTCGTGGTTCGTAAAAATGTCTGTTGGCTTCATACGTGTATCGCCATATTGACAATAAGTAACCGTGTAACGTGGTACGCCTTGTATAAAGTCCATTTTGCGGAAACCGCCGCGAGGGTTTTCGATAA